CAACATCGGCTTCTTGACCGAATTCGGAAGCGGGGAAAGCTCGATCGCAATCTCTGGGAATTGCTGCAGGAACTGCGGCCCAAGGCTCTGCAGGACCATCATAGAATCGCCCTGCAGGTTCACTGCATCTGGACCCTCATCAATGATGATATCCACATCCAGAGAGCCAATATCGTTCACGATCGCGGGCCGGCCATATTGGTCTAGGCTCAGCTTGTTGATCTGAAAGAACTGCGCGATATTTTGGTCGTCAGTTACTCTGATCCATCGCTCAGAAGTCCAATACCTCTGAATGATGTTCCAAATGTCGCGATATACCCGTATTTTCCAGTTCTTGTACGCGCTAAGATATGGGCCAAGTTCCGCAATTCCGGCCTGCTGGAGAAGTTGAATGGCCCTTCCGCTCGAATCCTCGAGGCCCTGACCGATGAGAGCAGGATTCGGGCCAAAGTTCTCAATCTCATTCTTCGCCTCCTGGAGCATCTCTAGTTGCCCCTTGAAGTCCTGAATTGAAGTCGTGTCAGGCTCCATCTTTAGACCTGGATTGGTCTCAACCCAGCCATCCGGCTTGGCCCATTCCCTTCGTGCAATCTCGATATCGTCCACAGCGCCCTTTTCAGAGACGACACGGCGACTATTGAGCAGATGCAGAGCCTTGGATCTACGGTGGTTCACCTCATCCTGAGGGCTCTTCAGATTCCTCACAAACCCGTACCGATCGCCGTCATGATCAACCGAGGCCGAGTACATCCGATAACGAGGGAAGGTCTTACCCTTCTCATCAATGAACGGAGAAACGCCCCGCATCAGTTCGAGTGAACCAATATAAGCGCAGAACTTCCACTTGCCGCCCTTGATATACCAATGGTCGACCAAACGAGCTTTTCGTTCAGTCGTATTGATCCAGTTCCGCTCTTTGTCCTGGTCGTTGATGGTCGTCAGGTCGGAACCTGTCTCCATCATACCTTCAATTTCATCCGCCTGATCCGGAAAGAGCTCCTTAGCAAGCCCGATATCGACCCACTTTGCTACGCCTAGGTAGCGCGCGTCGGTGAATCCTTCGTCGAAGGATCTGGGATCGTAGAAGAACCCATCACCGTAAGCGATGTGCATCTCAAGACTGGGGTCGCCTTCATCTCCTGGCACCAGATCGAATTCAATGCCTGCAATGCCATCAATTCCGCCTGCTCTTGCAATGCGGGATGATTTGGATTTCCAGTCGTTGTTATCCAAGACAAATCGAAGGGTCGCTGTTGCAAGCTCGGCTCCTTCTTCATGTTTTGGCGTCCTCGGATAAGCCTTGGGATCTTGCCTAAGACGTTCAACAAGCCCTACAACTGCGTCGATCTTACGAACGATCCGGTTCGATGTGACGACAGGCTGTTTACGTCGTCTCAGGACCTCGATCTCGTGTTTGGTCCATTGATCCCCATGATAGTAATGCCGCGCCTCAACCATCTCGCGACCTTCAGCATCCTTCGCAGCCGCATAATCGATATACTGACGTCGCAAACGATCAATGGTGTAGTAGTCCTCATCCCTTCCCTGATCGATTATGGGTGCACCACGTTGCGGAACGACAGCAGGAAGCATGTCCATTATTTGCGCGGCTTCCCACGCCACCAGCCATAATCGTATTGACTTGGCGGGATTGGATTAATCGGCGTGGTCATTGGAGGCGCTCCCAGCGCATATTATAATCGCTGAACCAGAATACTGCTTGAGACCAAACACCGCCTTCGCAAACATTGGTGAGATCTAAACAGCCCTTGCGCTTATCCTTGAACCAGACCGATTTGATGCGCGTCATAGCGTTTTGAAGCTCTCGATTTGCTTTTCAGTGGATGACTTGTAGCCAGAAATGTTCTTTGGCTTCTCATCCTTCGATGCCTTCCGAATCCAAGGACGTGACATGCAGGCATAACGCCATTCATCGCCGGCATGATCTTCCATGTCGCTATCCAAGTCCTCAGGCTTCAATGGATCGTGCTGCAGAGCGGGTATCGTCCTGATCGAATCGACACAGGTCGAGAACGTAACGATCATCGGCGAGCCATCTTCATCCCCGACAAAACGGCCTCTCATCTGATCCCAGCCGCCCATCGCGCCGCGGAGCGGAACTCGCTTGTTATCCGCTGGTCGAAATGGCACGAGCTTTGCTTTGATCAGCTCCGAATTAATACGATCCGAGATCGGAGGCCCGCCATCCTCTTGAAACGCTGAGGGATCGAAAACTCCGCCAACAAGCTTCGGATCTTTCGCCTCACGCAAGGCCAGGCCTTCCCCGACCTTATCCGCATGAAGCTTGAGCCCTACGTTAGGTTTGCCAGGTTGCATTCCATACCACTCGCGATAACGGACAATGCAGCCTCGAGGAAGCCATAAGCCTGATGGTGTCTTGAACTTATCGCCGACAACAGCCCACCAACCGAACGAGAAGGGCTTGGCTGATCCCCAATCGCCTGATCGAAACCGCGTCCAGTCTTTCGGAATCTCAAATGGCTTGATGACGTGCCGGCTTGAATCCCAGCAATCAAAGAACGCGCCTTGAATGACTGACCAATCACCCTCAAGCCATGCTTTGACGAGCTCTTCCGAACCGGAAGCTTTGAGCTGTTGAACATAATCAGCACTAAGGAACTTATTGTCCCCTACGCGGCTCGGGATATAAACCCGCTCAAGTCCGCTCACTGGATCGTTAAAGACGTGATATCCCATGGGAGCAGGATCAATATATCTGGCTCTGACCCATTGATGGCCGGGTCCGCCCGGATTGCCTGTAGCCCGGAATCCAACAGGAACGCCCGCTCCGCTGCGCAGAGTTGCCATGAGCTTGAGGATTGGCCGGTCGCTTGGAAAGTTTCCGATCTCCTCAACATATAATCGAGTGTAGCTATGACCTTGGTAGGCTTCAGCATCGGCGTCCCGCTCAAGATATGCGAACCGAAGCCTCGCCCCATCAGGGGCTCGCCACATCTTGTCCTGTTCATGGTATTGCCAGCCAAGCGGGCCATAAATCGCCTTGGATCGCTCTATCGTCTCGATGAGCTCTGTTCTCTGCCGGCGGATCATCAAACCTATAGCGTGCTGCCCGTAAGCGTCGGCATGCTCTAGAAAGTCCCCGAGAACACCGTCAGTCTTACCGCCGCCTCGAGCACCACCGAAGAAGACTTCAAAGACCGGACAGCTTATGAGAGCTGTCTGCGGCCCTGCTTGGGCTTCCCAAATTACTGAAGCGTCGGCTGCGTGTGCTGCTTCTGCCATTCGTCCACAGATTCTGCCTTCTCAGGCAAACGAGCCACATACCGATGAATGACCTCAGTCTTGTTCTCGGACTGGCTTAAATCGGGTAGGACTTTTTTGAGAAGTGCAACAGCAGCAGTGACTTGCGCTGGTTCAAGCGAAATTTTACCATTCACATATAAAATCAACCGCTTGACCATCATACCGTTTTGGATTTTGGCGCGGTTTTTCTCTTCCCAATCATTCCCTAGAAGGGAGCCGCCACGAGATTTTCTGAGAGGCCGATCGGGAGAGCTCATATATTTCCAACTGCTGAGGAATCGCTTAATTCGCCTAAGATCATGCTGATGATGCGATCAGCAGTTTCTTGCGAGATAAGCTGAGGATCGGTATCCCCCGTGGAAGGCTAGCTTCCTCTGCGCCTCGCGTCCGAGCCGGGGGAATTGAAAAACCCACGCGAATTTCCTCGGCAGGTCAAGAGCAAATCATTGTAGGATGATGAAAGTATTGCACTTTGCTGGACCAGTTGTCAAATTCAGGTCAATACCGCTCCGCGTCCTCACGCCATCTTCCTTGTTTCCATAAGGGAGGCGCGATCGATGCCCATTCCCTTGCGGAGGCTTCATATTTGAATGTCGCCTGCCAGAAACGCTGACCGTTTGACGTAATCCAGTAGACATGCCACCGAAGCCTGAAGCGAGATTTCACTATTTTCATCATACTCGCTCTCTCATCGCCAGCCCATACGATACCGCCAGGCTATCCAGGCATTCCCGGAACCGCGCCGCGAAATACCTTCGCCACCTCTCGCCCTTGAGTCCCCTGATACCAGAGATCTGCTCTAGTGTCAGACCGTGTACGAGGACCTGGAGCACGAGGGCAGCGCCTTGGGCTCCCAAGGTACGCTGGACTGAGTTTAAACGATCCACGGCGTCTCCCTGTTGATTTGAAAGGGGTTCTGGATGACGCCCGCCATCGACAGGCTCCTTGCTGGGGTCGATGGCCTGAAGTCCCCGCCCTGCGATCTCGAAATCTTCTTGGTAGGCTCGCCCAGCCTGGTACTGCGCTTCGTCGATCTGCCGGCGGTCGTGAAGCCGCGCAAGC